TGGTCCTAATCACAGACACCATGTACCATGGTCGTATGGGGGTGGTTCATCAATTCAGATAATTGCTGGATATGGGAATTACCAAGGGGACAACCTAACAGGATATAATGGCACTGGTGCAACAGGTGCTTCAGGGACTGCTGCAACAGGTTCTTCAGGGACTGCTGCAACAGGTTCTTCAGGGACTGCTGCAACATCCGCTACAGGTAGTGGTAGCGCACACCCCATTGTACAACCTTATATAGTTACGTATATGTGGAAAAGGACTGCGTAGATAATTGTAGCGATAAAAATAGTATATAGTAATTATAAATGGTGGCTGACGATAGTAAAATACAAACTGTATGGCTAATATGTAAGGAAATGGACCCCTCTCCAAGGTTCTTTAATTACAAGGGAACTTGGGAATCCTTCACAATCCCAGATGAGTTTGAGAAGCCCACTAAGGAGGTATTCGAGGCGAGGTATAAAGAAATTTACGCCCTTGAGCCCAGTAGAAGACTTAGAGAGACTAGAGATAATCTTATAACCCTAACGGATTGGGTCTTAATGCCAGATGTAACAATGAGCGAGGAGAAACTCGAAGAATGGAAGACGTACCGCAAAGCCCTTCGGGACCTTCCCTCTATAACGACACCAACCCTATGTGAAGATGGTATACGACTATGTAATGTCACATGGCCCACAAAACCTCAATAATTGGTTACTAATCATTTTATAAAGTTTTATAAAATAAAATAACATTTTGTAATACTAAATGATTCTATTTCTGATATTACTTTCAGTATGTGTATATATACTATATATCACTACCAGAGATCGTGTTTTTACAGATGAAAATGGAAACGTTGTATCACATAAAGAACTTGAAGTTGAGGAGCAAGAGATTGCATCAAAGTACATTAAGAAAGATGACAAAGTTCTTGAGTTAGGTGCGAGATATGGTACAGTGAGTGCAATTATCTTAGATAAAATAGCAGATACCAAAAACTGTGTAATTGTTGACCCAGATACAAATATCACACAAGCTCTCACGAATAACCTAAACAAATGTGGTTATGAGGATGCACGTATTTTTGTTGGTACGATTGGGTCACATAAAAAGAAAATACATTCAAATGATAGCTACGCAACTTACACCGAATCTTGTGAAGGTGATGAGTGCAACATTGAAAATATGACATATGATAATTTACAACGCAAATATGACATAACGTTTAATACGATAGTTGCAGATTGTGAGGGTTGTTTACCAGAACTTATTGACCATATTGAAGATATGGACCCAATAAAGAAAATTATTTTTGAAACCGATAGAGCTGGTAATGTGGATTACAATAAACTGTATACCAAACTAAACGAACGTGGTTTCAAAAATGTGAGAGAGGGTTTTGTTCAGATTTGGGTTAAATAAAATTATATCTTTTTTAAGAGTCTATCAAGTCTCGGTTTTTCCTTATTCATGAAAACTGTGAGTTGCATAACTTCACCCTCTAAAGTCACTAATCCATGATTTGACTTTTGATACTTTGATATTTGGTCAACCCTAGCAAGATCCACTGGTGACATCTTCGTATTTGGTGTCTTACTGTGGTAGACCGCAAGAACAGCAGCATCCCTCTTCGTCTCCTTTGGAACCACATCACCCTCATGACATATCACAACATGTGCACCTGGGCACCCGGCTACATGCATCCACCAGTGTTTAGGATCACTATTCATCGTAAGTTCGTCGTTTTCTCTCGCGTTTTCACCAACTCGTAAAACAATACCGTCCACGGATTCATATGTCTTCATGTGTGTTAATCGTACAAAATCTTTATATAAAATAAAGTAATGCACGTCGTGTTTCAACCCAGTCCTTCGATCACTCACAAGTATAGAATCACCTTACCAAATAAGAGAGCTATAGACTTTGGTCAGGCAGGGGTTCAATATTTCCCGGATCATCATAACCCCCGTCTTATGCGTGCACAACTTCTTAGGAAAGGTGCTATCATTCCTAAGGAGATGCGAATAGAGAGGGATCAGTATCAGATACAGAGAGATATGCTACAAATCAAAGAAAGTACCCAAGAAGACTGGGAAGATTTCTTCCGGGCTGAATATTGGGAGAGGTGGATATTACATACTTACCCAGACATTAACAAAGCAAAATTATATATGACTATGAGTCAAGGTATACTTTTCATGCCAACAAAGGAAGACTTTTGGTATTGTGACAATAAATATATAGTATAAATATAATGAATTGTACAGTAGATACTACCAGAATTCAACAAGACGATGGAACCATGCGTGGTGTTGAAATTATACCGGAAGGGTGCCAACCTGTGAGTGAAAGTGAATGTTCGTCGGGCTACATGGCCCCATCAAACAATGTCACATTTCCGGGTAACAGCCTAAAACAGTGTTGTAAATGTAAGATCGGTGAAGATTGTCCACTTTGTGCCAACCCCTCTGCATGTACAGAGGATGAGAAGGAAGAGTTTGTCACAGATGATAATTGTTTCGGTCAGACCACTGGGCCTTCCATGGGGCCTTCCATGGGGCCTTCTACCGACACTTCATCTGATACAACTGATATGAATACTATATACATAATTGGTGGTGCTATAGGGGTGTTATTATTAATTGTAACATTTGTATTAATTGCCAGTAGATCCAAAACCATCTGAACCCCTCTCTGTATTCTCAACAATACTAATCTCCTCAATAGGTGGTGTCTCACATTTCTCTAAAACAAGTTGTGCGATACGATCACCCTTCTTCACCTCAAAGTCTTTGTCTCCATGATTGAAGAGAACGACCTTGACTTCACCAGTGTAATCCGGGTCAATAACACCTGCACCAACTTGAATACAGTGCTTGACTGCTAGACCTGACCGTGGAGCAATACGTCCATAACAACCTGGGGGTAAAACAATGGCTATTCCGGTGCCAACAAGTGCGTTACCCGTCTGACATGGTACAATAATGTCAACAACGCTGTAGAGATCATATCCAACACTAGCACCAGAACCACGAATTGGAATAATAGCATCGTAAGCGAGTTTCTTAATACCCAGGCTCATTTCTCCTTTAGATTAGTTTATAATCCTTAAGTCGGTTTGGGAACACCGTGGAGATATACCATTCACATGTCTCATTTTCAGAACGTGAAATATACTATAACTTATACCTCCATACAAAACTAGAGGTACTGCCACAACCAAACCAACTATGTACATGACACTTTAAGATATATATATATAATATTTTAGATTTGTAAACATTTGGGGGGTGGTTCAAACGCTATCTTCTCTTCGAGTTCCTTACGTTGTTTGATTTTCTTGATATCTGCACCTTGACAATCGTGTTTTATCAATTGAATACAACTTGGACAAAAACTACCATTACAATACATACAGTCAATAGGAACCCCGCATTTCTTCCTACAACGCTGACACGGCATTATAATATAACTAGGATAAAGATTTCAAGTGTATTTTATATAAAATGTCTCTCACTTACGCCCTATCTTCCCCAATTGTTCAAAAATCTACTGAGTATGAACATCTCAAGAAGACACTAAAGAGATCTACATGTGGGTATGGGGTAGCCCTATCAGCTTCCTATTTCATCGCTCAAGGTGCTGAACAAGGTGTCTCTACATCTTTAGGAGCCGCAGCATCTTATGCTTACGTTTGTCTACTTTCCGACCGAGTTGATAACCTAAAAAAAAGTGCCATACAGAATGAGTTCTTAGCACCATTGGGTGCCGCGGCTTTTGAAGTGTCGTGGAATAATGCACCTTTCGCTTTTGACTTTGATTATGGTGCTACTTTTATAGGATTTCTAGCTTACAAATTTGCACTCTCAACAGTTCTCTATGAAACTGTACGGAAAATGATGATTGAAGATGGTGAAGCTGCTTATGACACCACCGAAAAGGTCTATAATGATCTTGATATTGATGTTTAAAGAATATTATTGTTATCTAAAATATGAACTGGTGTTTGAGTAAGAGATCATTATCAACTGTTGACGATTCTACCCCAGTTTTCAGTTTAGATAATTATAATGGGTATGCTAAAATAACAAGTGTGTATGACGGAGATACATTTAATGCGGTTATCATGAAGCATGGGCGTGTTCTAAAATTTAGGTTTCGCACACTCGGATACGATTCGGCCGAGATGAAACCTAGTCTCGCTATGGAAGACCGAAATGAGTATATTTACTTAGCCAAACTCGCCCGTGATATGTTTAAACAAGAGTGTGGTTTTGATGATCGCATGGTCCCCCAATTATGGAACCCATTCATGTGCAGAAATAAAGTAAACGGATGGGTGTGGATACAATGTTACAAAAATGACAAGTATGGTCGTCCTCTTGTAACTGTATATCGTCATAAGGGAGATAAAATATCGGTTAACCAGAAAATGATAGCATCAGGGATTGTAAACGTTTATAACGGTAAAACAAAGGCAGTGTTCAGGTAATTTACATGTTAATGCGATAACTGGGGGCATTTAACCTAGAAAGTACACGGGCAACCTTGACGACGCGACGAGGAGACATGGCTCCCATACGAATACGATTCACGAGCTTCATCTTGGCATTCCTCTGGAGACCCTTCATTGCCATGATACGACCGACACCCTCCTCTTTGGTGAGAGGCAAAGCCTTCTTAGAGGGCTTAGGCATACGCACAGGGCTGGCAATCTTGGTGGTCATCGCCTTCATGAAGTTGGTAGCAACTTTCTTGTTAAGTACCTTTTTCTCCATGCGCTTCCTCATCGCCATCTGTTTCTTAGCAGCCTCGGGGTACAACTTGGCTAGGGGAACGTTGTTCATACCATCATTACTCGCTTTGGCCTTCCGTTTGATGGCACCACAGAGGTCACCAACAGTCTTCTTATCGGTGGTAATACCGTATTTTTTCGCAACCTTCACCACCTCATCCTTCTTGTAGAGACGGCACTTACGCGAACCGATTTTGAGATCACCCGCCTTGTCTACTGAAACGAGTACTGGAGGAGTCACACTCTTCCTGGGAGTCACACTCTTCTTGGGATTACGGGGGTATCGGGGTTTAGTTTTCAGCAATGCTTTAGACATTATGATGGTCATTGTTTATTTATTACAAAGAAAAAAAACTATATATCTATTCGGAAAGGTCCCTAATCCTCTGGATCTTCCCCGTCACAATCAACTCATCAATCTTAGCCGCAATACTCTTGCCAATACCCTTAACCTTACTGGGACCTTGGGAAATATCGCTACCGTTTGTCACTTCAAAGTCAAGGCCGCGGATGGCTTGGGCAGCGTCGCGGTAGGCGCGAACTTTGTGGGGATCTTGGGAACCATGATCTTCAGCCTCAAGGGATGCGAGGACCTCAAGGTGCCAGGCAATCTCTTCATTTGTAGAGACAGGGTTTGACTCAAGCTCAACGGAAATCTTATTACGTGGAGCAAGGAAATTATCAATTTTCTTCGCAATGCTCTTGCCAATACCCTTGACCTTCTTGGGACCTTCGGAGAGTTCTTTACCGTTGGTCACCGTGAAGTTTAGGAGGTCAATAGCTTGAGCCGCTTTCTTGTAGGCCATAGACTTGAAGTGATCTTCCTCTTCATGGGCTAGCTTATGAATGTGAGCCACGAGGGGTACATTCATCGTCAAAACTGCGAAGAAGTCCTCGTCGTCGCTGTCGTCGGGGTAGGACTTCATGTACTTCTCAAGTTTCTCAATCTTACCAGTCTCAATGAACTCATCAATCTTTTTGGCAATACCCTTACCAATACCCTTTACCTTCTTGGGACCCTTCACGAGTTCGTCACCACTTGTGATCTTGAAGGGGAGGTGTTGGACCGCATACGCCGCGTTATCGTATGCAGCAGCCTTGTGAGGGTCTTCCTCAAAGTACGCGAGGCTGTCAAGGGCTTCAGTCAGTTCCTCATTGTGGGAAACAAAGTAGTCTTCATCATCAGTGTCAGACTCTTCATCTTCGGAAAAGTTGTTTACGTCTTCGTCGTCAGACTCGGGGTCATTAGAGGCGACCGATTCACTGTCCTCAAAGTATTCATCTAGGAATTGATTAACCTTGGAAGCAATACCCTTTCCAATACCGTCAATCTTGAGGAGACTATCACCGTTATGCACTTCATAGTCAAGGGTGGCGATGATTTCAGCAGCTCTTTCGTATGTAGCTGTCTTGTAGAAGTCGGAGGTCATCTCACCAAGTTCCTTGAGGTGCTCGGCAATCTCTTGGTTCAAGGTGAAGGTCTTGGTTCGCGCAGTCGTCTCAAAGAGGGATGGTTTTTCAGCCTCATTGAGAACAGCCCCAACCTTTTGAATTGATTCCTCAAAGAGTCTCCGTCTCCAAAGAAGGTCCTCGGATTCCTTTTGCATCTTCTCGAGTTGCTCAATCTTCCCAGCTTGTTCCTTGCAGAGATCCGTGAGGTACTCGTGTTCGCTGACGAGGTTCTTGATATCGGTGAGAATGGTCATGGTAGTAGACATTTGAAGTGAATTACTTTTATATTGGTTTTGGTAGACTTAGGTGTTTAAAGATTATATTCTACATAAAACAAAATGGACTTAAACAATATTCCCACCCACGTTAAACAGATTCTCAATGACCCTGAACTCACCATGGACAAGAAGATGGTGGCCTTCATGGCTTTCATGCCAAAACTCCCCGAAGATCCCAAAGTGGATGCATTCCTCGAGG